GCCACTCTGCCAATTCGAATCACCTTTTTTTCCAAACCAAAACTAATAATTAGAGAGGATTGGATAATAATGGTAAAAAGTTTTTTAATTTCTTCCACATTATTTTGCTCAAAAGACTCTGCACAAGGACCCGCTTGAAAAATAAATGCATTTCCTTTGGCTACTTCTTTCAAATCGTTTTTCAAATTTCTAATTTCTCCAGCGAAAACGAGAGGAGGGCACTTTACAAGTTCGTTTTTTACATGATCCAATTTTTCTAGATTTGGATAGTTGGGAATTTGTAAACTAGGATAACTTTTCCAAACAGAAGGAATCCAAGTTGTAAAGGCTAATATTTTTAATTTCATATTGTTTGAAAATATTTTGATATAATATTTTCAAATTCAATTTTTTTTTAAATAAAAATGAAATTTGAAACCAAAATAAAACAAGCAGACGTAGATAAATACTGTAGAGGACCATTAACTTTACAAGAAAAAAAAATTGCTTGGCACTTATTAAATAAAAAAATTTTAGATAAAGATAATATTGATATTAAAATTTTTAAAAAACTAAAGTTGTTACCAGAGTGTGAAAATTTAAAATGTTCTAGAATCGAATTAACAAGCTTGCCAGACTTACCAATGTGCAAAGATTTGTATTGTCCGTTTAATGAATTAAGTCAATTACCAAAGCTACCAAAATGTGAAAGGTTAGATTGTTCATACAATAGATTAACCCAATTACCAGATTTACCGAAATGCAAAGAATTAGATTGTCAAAAAAATCAATTAACTCAACTACCAGACTTACCTAAATGTGAATTATTGACTTGTAATAATAATGAATTATCTCAATTACCAAAATTACCGAAATGTGAAGAATTATCTTGTCATAAAAACAAGTTAACTCAACTACCAAAATTTCCAAAATGTGAAAAGATAAATTGTTCATTCAATGTATTAACTCAATTACCAGAATTACAAAAATGCATAGAATTAGATTGTAGTGAAAATCAATTAATTCAATTACCTGAATTACCGCAATGTGAATATTTAACCTGTAATAAAAATCAATTAATTCAATTACCTGAATTACCTAATTGTGTATTATTACAATGCTCATATAATCAATTAAGAGAGCTACCAGATTTACCAAAATGCTATACATTATCTTGCATTGATAATCAATTGATTGAATTACCATCATTACCAAGCTGTAAGTTTTTGAATTGCTCCTATAACTATTTAACTGAATTACCTAATTTACCATATCTTACAAAATTAAATTGGGAAGGAAATCCAGGTTATTTTCCCTACCCAAAAAGATCATCTCAACAAATTTATAAACAAAAACAATTATTTGTATTACGTAAATTTTTAAATGGTCAAGCAACAACTCAAGATTTACATAAAGTCAATAAGCAAACACTCGTTCAATTTATTCATGGTTTAGATCAACGTGTAAATACACAGATAGAAAAACAAGATCTAGTTTATTGGTTACAAAGGCAAAAACAAAAACGTTTTGAACAAAAAAGAACAGGAGAAACCAAAATTCAACAACAATCTTCAAATAGCGATCTATTTGGAAATGAAATTGTAAATCCAGTTATTGGAGATGATGGGGTTATTTACGACCGAGCTAGTTTAGACTATTATTTCTCTAAAAATGATAATGGTGAATATATTAATATAAAATATATATATAATGATTCCCACCAAGTTGTGCCCAATTATGTTTTCTTAGGAGGGTCTAAACCATTAACAAAGTATAAAGTACTAGGTCAAAATGGTCGTCTAGTAGGACAATGGTTAAATTAAAGTTTTATTTTATTAAAGTGCAATAAAGAATTTGTAAGTATAAAAATAATTAATGGTAATGGTAAGAATATAAAGATATATAAATACAAATAAAAATAATATTTATATATTACAAATGGTCAAAGTTGCATTTATAACAGGTATTACGGGACAAGATGGGTCTTATTTGACAGAGTTTTTATTAGAAAAAGACTATCAAGTATGGGGTATGGTACGTCGTGCTTCTAATATTAACACTGATCGTATCGATCATTTATTTAATGATCCTAATTTACATTTACGCTATGGAGATTTAATTGACCAAGGAAATATTACCAAAATTTTGAATGAAATTAGAAATACTTATATTGATGATTTGGATGTCTTGGAAATTTATAATTTAGGAGCCATGAGTCATGTAAAAGTATCTTTTGATGAGCCTAGATATTGTGTAGATTCAAATGCATCTGGAGTTTTACATTTATTGGAAGCCATCATTACATTGGATATTAAAGACAAGATTAGATTTTATCAAGCATCCACTTCTGAAATGTTTGGATACGTCCAAGAAATTCCTCAAAAAGAAACGACACCATTTTATCCTAGATCTCCCTATGGTGTTGCAAAATTATTTGGATATTGGATTACAAAAAATTATAGAGAATCCTACAATATTTTTGCGTGTAACGGTATTTTATTTAATCATGAATCTCCACGCAGAGGAAAAACATTTGTTACTAGAAAAATTACAGTGGCTTTAGGTAAAATATTAAAAGACCCCAATGAAAAATTGTATCTTGGTAATATTTATTCCCTAAGAGATTGGGGACATGCTCGTGATTATATTGAAGGTATGTGGTTAATGTTACAAAAAGATAAACCTGAAGATTATGTTTTATCTACTAATGAAACTCATAGTGTAAAAGAATTTGTTGAAAAAGCTTTTTCTTTAAAAGGTTTTAATATTGAATGGAAAGGAGAAGGTCTTGATGAAATTGGTTATGATACGAATACAGGAAAAGAGTTAATTTTTATAAGCGAAAAATATTTTAGAGCGGCAGAAGTTGATTTATTAATTGGAGATTCAACTAAAGCAAGAACAGAATTAGGTTGGATTCCAAAATGTGGATTTGATCAACTAATTAAAGAAATGGTTGAAAATGATTGTTAATTGTATTTTTCTAATTTTGATTTGAATAATTGAAATCCATTTCCGGTTTTTAAATTTAGAATGGCAGATTTGTTACTTAAAAACAAAATTGACCCATAATAGGTATCTCCATCAAATTCTACAATATTTGTTTTAGAATCATAAATACCTAAAAAATCAATAGGATATTTTGACAAGACCGGAATATACATTGAAAATAAAAAAGCAAGACTGTCTCCACTATAAACACTATCAATAATTGATAATGAAATAGAAGAATATTGAGTTTGTATACGATTATTAATCACTGTATAGTAATTTTGTTGATATTGGGGCGCTTCATAAATCGCATATTTTCCAATATTAAATGGATTAGGATTACTATTAGTTGTGCTATACAAAATTGTGTTTTGAGTCATCTCTATAAAAATGTAAAAAATTTATTTATTTTCTAATTCTTCCACCTTTTCAGATAATTCTTGAACTGCTTTAATCAAAGGTCCAATCAATTCTGTATAACCAATGGTGTAAGCATCTTTCCCTCCATTTATTTTAAAATCTTGGAGACCTCCAAAATCAACTCCTGTGGTTTTTACAACTTTTTCAACATCTTGTGCAATTAAACCATGATGATACCTATATCTTATTTTAGAACCATCTTTTTCTTGACCAGAATAATCTTCTCGAAGGTCCCATTTAAAGTCAACTGGGTTAAGCTGATTTATGAATTCTAAACCTAAAGTAGTTTTTCTAATTTCTGCCTTGTCTCTCTCATCCGATATATTTTGAACAGCACCATAAGAGTAAGACGTAACATTTGAATTACCTAACACTAGAGTGTAGTTTCCTTGCGAAACTGAATTATATCCAATACAAGTTGTATTTGTATAAATAGTATTTGCATAACCAGCTTGGTAACCAACATAAGTATTATTACCAGTTAATCCTTTATCATTATATCCAGCATAAGCACCAGCACCTAATGAATTACTACCTGCAGTATTTCCAGCCAATGCATAATTTCCAATTGCCGTATTATATCCACCAGTAATATTTTTAAACAAGGCACTAGCTCCCACAGCACAATTTTGAATTCCTGTTGTATTATTATATAGCGAACAAGTTCCCAATCCCATATTATTACTCCCTGTCGTATTACTGTATAAAGCTTGATAACCAAATGCACTATTATTTCCAGTAGTATTACTGTTTAAAGCTTGATAGCCAAATGCACTAATGTATGGAGAACTAGTAGTAACACTTTAATAAGGATTTATTATTATATTCGAGGTATAAATATAACCTGTAAATGATGCTACTGTTATATATTGTCCAGATGCAGACATTGAAGCAGCGTACCAATCCCCAGATATAGATGTATTTTCTGTCCATGAATATCCAAAATCAACAGAATAATAAATGGATTCTCCGCTTATATTTATTAGGGCTATTTGATATTGTCCTGATGCAGAAATAGAAATAGCATACCCCCAGCTCCAGTAGCTCCCTGTGATCCAGTAACTCCTGTGTGGTATATCCGTCCGCCCCTCCTGCTGGGCCTGCGCTACCTGTAACTCCTACATTCCAGTAATTCCTACATTACCAGTTTGCCCTTGTAATCCTGTCAAACCATCTGCTCCCGTAGGTCCTTGAGTCCCTGTTTCTCCACCAGGAGTTCCCATCATACCTGTTTCCCCTTGTGCTCATGTAGCTCCTAATCCAACGGTTCCACCAGATAATATTATAGTGTTAGCCTCTAAAGTTGGACAAAATATTTTTCCATCTGGAGAATTCACCGTAAACCCTGTAACATTAACTTGATTATACAAATTTTGAAAAGATTGATATTGATTATTCATATTTTTTATTAAAAGGTTTTATTTTTTGTCATAATTGCCAAATTCTCATACGTTGTCCAAAAAATCATTTGCCATGGTCCTAATCGTATCCAATTTAACAAGGAGCCTCTCCAGAAATAAAATAATCCATTTTGTTGATATATGGACGAAACACATTTTAACAAACTATTTTTATATTTTTGTGGATTATTCATGTAATTAGATTTTACTACATCTGCTGGAGTACTTAATACGGTAGAACAAAATCCAGAATAGATAGAGGAAAGAAAATGAGTATATACATTATCTTTGAATCCATTACCCAATAAAAATTTTTTGGAATAATCATAGGCTACTAATTCTCCAATATTGACAAGTGCTGCACGTGCGATATTCGGTTGCCAACCTTTGTAAAAACCAAAAAGTCCTTCTTTAGAGTATGTTTCTCTTAAAATATTGTGAATTTGTAACGCTGGATTTCCTTGGAGTCTAATTTTAACCAAATCCATGGGAGAAGCTACTAATTGAGAAAAACCTCCAGCTATACAACCATTTCTAATTTTTATTAAAATGTTTTCATTCTCTTGTTTCAACTGTTCATAAATTGTGACTCTACCCGTAGAATAAATCCAATGACGACCCAATGCAGGATATATACTTTTATAAAATCCTTTCCAACCATTTTCCTTGTATGATTCTTTTATTACAGTTGTCAAGCGTTTATTCGAGGATAACTGTAATTTAGTTTTAATGGTATCGATTGGATGGGTAATAATTTCAGCAACAGAACAAGAAATAGAAACCAGAAAAATTTTCATTTTTAATTATAGAGCGAAATGAAAATTTTTTATCCAGAATATTGTGTATGGGAAAACGATTATATTTTAAATAATGTATTGGATACCGTACCAGCCAAAGAAATTCATTATTATTCGAATCAAAATTTTTTAGAAATATTGGAGAAATTTCCAAATTATGAGAAAAATTGTATTCTTATTTTAACAAGTTATTTACAAGACAATGAAATGTTTCAAGTCGCCTCTATTTTAAAACCCAATGTCATAATATTTTTATCCGATGAATCAGGAACCAAAAACAATTTAATGGAACTTGAAAAGTTTACCCCATGTTTTTTACGAAATTATAATCATCCTCAGTACAATTACGCTTCAAATAATTTACAATTACCTTTGGGTTATGTTTCTAATTTTTTAGCTTCTAAATCATTGAAAAAAATAAATCAACGATCCATAAATTGTTCATTTATTGGTGAACAAAAATCAGACAGATTAGAAATGTACAATACATTTAAAAAAAATATGACCAATACCAAAATAGAATTTACAAACAATAGTTGGAATCTTGAAAATCTAAAATGGACTCCTCATCAATTATTTGAATTATATAATGATTCTATTTTTGTCATTAATGGACGAGGAAATTGTAGTTTAGATTGTTTTAGAATTTATGAAAGTACATGTGCAGGAGCTATTCCTGTTATAGTTGGAGACCCGAAAGAAATAAAAAATACATTTTTTTATAATGATAATATACCTCCTCTATTATTTTTTAATAGTTGGCAACAAGCCGTTGAAAGTTGTAATTCTTTACTTGAAAACCCACAACAACTACAAGAAATTCAAAATAATTTACAACTTTGGTGGAAAAATATTTTAGTCACGTTGAAACAAAAAATTTCTTATTCTTTAAATACGTAAATTTGATTCTTTTCGCCCCAGCTAGCATCAATAATAATATTACCATTAAAATAAGAGCTAAATATACCTGTTGAAGCTTTAATGTGAAATGTAGCTGTTCCTTGATAGGTTTTCAAGGGATTGAAAGACCCCGTATAATTATTAAAAGTAATGGTTCCTTGATTGGACACTATTATCGTTCCATAAACATTATTAGCATTTTGAATGTTGAAAACATTAAAAATTACATAGGAAGCAAAAGATTGATTAAAAGTGTTTGATGTAGCTAAAAAAACCCTGGAATTATTTTCTATTGGAAAAGTGGTGTCATAAGGGTTATATGTAAAAGATAAATACGTCATCTATAATATACTGTTAATTTTTTTTAATGTAAGTGTTTAAGAGCCTTGCTTGTAAAAATAATAATCAAAAGATTTACAATTACAGATACTACAGCAACCAAAACAATATATGTCTTAATATTGCCTTGAACCATGTTTTTAAAGTAACATACAACAAGAATTACCAAAGTAGAAACGATCAAGTGAATGATAGCCAAAATGAGGGATGCTTTAACATCTTTTTTAGTAGTCATTTGTGTCATTTTTTTGTTTTTTAATAAAGAAAAAATTAAAATTTTTTTTTTACCATTAAAATTTTTTACTTTTAAATTAAGCAAGTCTAAAGAAATCATTTTGTATATATATATATTATGAACCCATATTTGAGCATGGGAATTTCTTCCTTTTTTTATTCTCTACAATATCTGGATGTAAAAACTGCAAGTCCATTTTTTGATATTTGGTTGATTATATTTTCAAGAGGAATGACAAGCTTTCTAATTTGTTTATTTTTATTGATAATTATTTCTCCTCACAACATTTTTGGAAATCAAAAAAAATTATTATTCATTCGAGGAATGTATGGAACTATGACTATAATTCTTTCATTCTTATCTTTAAAATATTTAAATCTTAGTATAGCAACGGTTTTATCATCGACTGGACCTATATTTACAGGAATTTTTACTTGTTTTTCTAAAGGTATATGGACATGGAAAAATACTTTATCCGTAATATTATGTTTTACAGGTATTATCATTATTTGTAGTGAAAGTTTTTATGAAAAATCTAGAAATTTTTGGATTGGAATTTTTTGCGGATTACTTTCTTCTATATTTTCTGCTCTAGTCAATGTAACAATTTCGAGTATTAAGGATGAAAATACTTTTACAATAACCATGTATTCAATGGGGTTGTGTAGCATACAAAGTTTACCTTTGATGATTATTAATTTGGATTTTGACCACGTTTTTTCACAAGATAAATTTAGAATAATTCAATTATTTAGTACAGGAATTTCCAGTTTAATTGCACAATATTTGAAAACACTTTCTATTCAAAATTCAAAAAATTTAGGAGTCATAGTTTTACGATATTTGGATACGGTTTTTTGTATTTTTTGGGACATTTTTATTTTACATTCTTCCATTAGTTGGCATAGTTATTTAGGTATTGGATGTATATTATTAGGTTGTGGAATAAATATAATTTCTTTAAAATAAAATGAAACCAGTTTTGTCCGTTATTGAACAAAAAATGTTGAACAAGCACTCATTTTTAAATGATTACTTATCAGATCATTCTTTAATTCGTGTTGAATTTCCAGAAATCTGTATTTATAGTTGGAATGTATTGAATGGAGAAGACGAAATAGCTTTAAATTTTACAATTAATCCCCTATTTAAACAAGCCAGTCCAAGTCAAAAAAAATTAATAAGCAAGGCGTTTATTATGAATAATGAAAGACGATTTAACGGGCTAATTAATAAAATGATGAATTCAATAGCTCTAGAATCAAAGCCTTGTATAATTTTTTTACAAGAAATAGGTCCAAGTATTTTAGAAATCATTATGAATCATCCAAAATTAAATGAGTATACAAAAATTGTTAGTGAACCCGATGTGGTTGGATTTTACTCTAAAGATAAAACAACATTTAATTTGAAAAATAAACAAGAATATCGAGTTACTTTAATACCAACCTCATCTTTATTATATTCTATTCATAGTTTTCCATTAAAAGTAGAATACAAAATTCCACAAAATGTAAATATTATAGCACAGCAAGGTATTTCGAGTGAAAAGTCTTATAAATCTCAATTAATGATTCGTGTAAAGGTCAACAACAAAGTTTATCATTTAATGAATGTGCATGCAAATTGGGTAACCAACGATGTTAATTTTGTAGAATTTTTTGCATCATTTGCAAATTTACCCAACTTTATTGCAGTTGGAGATTTTAATCGTTCTTTGGAAATTTTTAAAGATGTTTGGAAAGAAATAGGTTTAAAATATCTTATTCCCCCTAAAAACACATTTATAAGCCAAATGGGAACCGGAACTATTAAATCAGCCAAAATAGATCAATGTTTATATAATTAATTGGAAACTATTTTTAAATACATGTCATCCAAACACAAAAATTCAAAAAAAGGTAAAAGAGGTTTATAATATTCTTTAAATATTTTTATAGTTTTTGTATCTCCAGTTAACAAACTATGGAATATAAAAATAAATTCTGAAAAATTTAATTGGTTAAAATTTACAGTTTCTAAAAAATTTTTACTTAAATCCAAGACATTCACAATTTCATCTTTTATAGCCATAGTTTCGAGTTTTACATTGGTATGTAGCAAGCATTTAATATAATCAAACTTTTCAAAAAAAATAATTGGATAATAAAACGCATACATATCCAGTTTTACCAATAAATATTTTGGATTCGATTTGATTTTTGTGTTAAATTGTGAAAAGTCGTAACTTGAAAGAGAATAAGAAATCCAATGAGTAATCATTTTTATTGAATTAAAAATCATTAATTTAAAAAATCACTTTTTGACTCAATAAATGCGATGGTTTATATTTCTAAATTTTTTAACAAGTGTTGTTTGTTTTAGAAATATAATTTTAATAGGTATGCCTGATAGCGGTAAAACATTTTTAGGTAAACAGTTATCTAAAAAATTACAATTACCTTTTTATGATTCTGATGATTCCAATCCTTATTTAAATGTTCTCAAAACAACCAAAAAAAGTTGGAATATGTTTCGATCTGTAGAAACTAAAATTATTCAAAATTGGATGAATGATGACACTCCAAAAGTTTTATCTACGGGCGGAGGATGTATTGAAAATGCATATCTATTTAACTGTTTATTGAACAAACCAAATCAAGATGTAATTATTCATATTATCGGTAACAAAACCAGTAATAAAAATTTACCAAACACTCGAGAAAATTTGTGGAATAAACGAGCAAAATGGTATTTTCTTTTATCTGATTTTGATTATGTGAATGATTATACAGATTTTCAAAATTTTTTGGATTGGTTTGAAATATCTTGTAAATGATATAAAATGGACTTTAGTTTTCAATTACCAAAATATCATCATGTTCGACCTCAAAGCATACAAAAATTTGATTATAATAAATCAACTATTATACTTACAGCGGGTCCAACAGGATCTGGTAAATCAGTATTATTAGCAAAAACATTGGAATTACTATATCATCAAAAACCCATTCCGCGATTCTATGAATTTTTACTAGATAATTATATTGAATCGAGTATTGCTTATAAAAACAAAATTGATAAAATCATATCAAAATTTAATTGTCGACAATCTTTACAACATGGTTCATGTAATGTAATAGAACCTTCTACACAACTTTTAAAAGCTTTTGAAGAAGCTTATTTTGAAATAAGAAAAAGGGGTCCATGTAATTCGAAAAGTAGAAATACACAAGAAAGTTGTCAAAAAATATTTGATTCAGAAGTAATCAATGCAATTAATCATAATCAAAATATTTGTTTAGAAACAACTGGGATTAATATGCCAAATTTTTGGTTCATCGCCTATGAGAATTTACAAAATTATAATGTTGTATTTGTGTATTCAATAGTAAGCTTTAATGAGCTAGTTAGAAGAAATAAAGCACGAGCTAAAGAAAAAATTGAAAAATATATGCAAAATAATGATAATTTAGCTCCAAGATTACCTGATATTTCAGTAGACATATTTTTGAAAAATACAGATACAATCATTAATAATCTAATTAAATTAAGAAATAAATGTTTAAGAATATCTCAACCCAAAAAAGATAGTGGATGTGGGGTAATTAATAGTAAAGGAGGTTTTGTTTTATTAATTTTTGATAATGATAATCGAAAATCTAAATTGATTTATGATAGTAGAACAAATGATAGCTTGTTAACAACCGATGAATTTAAAAATTTGTTATTAAGATATCAATTAACAATTTCAACATGATTTTTATAAAATTATTTATAAAAATGACAGTACGACAACAACAACAACAATTAAAAAAATCAATAATTCAATATTTTGATTTACAAGACTCAAAAATACTTGATTCCTTGAATCAAACAGATTTCTTTAGTGTTACTCAATTTCTGGATCCTACACAAACGGACGTACAACAATTATCCAAACAATGGCTTGAAAACGCTCTTACTACCAAATACAAAAAAGAAAACTATATTACGATTAGAACCAAAAAATTATACATCATGCTTAGGCGTTCTAGAATGCCATTCAAAAATGGCAAACCTCGTATAGATATTGTCCAAATTTCTGTAAATCCTCTTTATCAACGGTCAGGAGTATTAACTAGATTTTTAACTGCACTAAAAGAAGCTATGCCAGGAACAGTTATTATTATAGAACAAGTTGTAGGTCCAAAGCTACAAGAATATATTATAAAAAGACCAACACTCTTTGAAAAAATAGATGAATACTCTGAATCTTATGTTTACAAACCATCCGTTGAAAAATAAAAAATTTCCAAAATAACAAAATGTTACATCTACCCTCAGATATAAAGGGCTACATTTACGAATTTGATGATACCTTTAAAAAAATTTATGATACATGTATTGCCTATATAAATACATCCTTGGCACGAAAAATTTTTAAACGAATGAACATTGAATCTATTTGTAAATATCTACATTTTGAACCCAAAAAAATTACCTACATGACAAGAAATAAATATCATATAGTTACGATTCAAGAAATTAGTAATTCTAGAGAATATAGAGTTACTGATTATAATAAAAGCACCGGTTCATTTAGAATATATTTGATAAGTTTGTAAAAAGATTATAAGCAACAACAATTCCAGCAATATAAATTAAAAAAGAGTTGTCCATGGCATAAAAGCGACACATTTCAAGTTCTTGTGGATTCATTTTTTTGTTTTTAAAAAATATTTTTTAATAAAATGAACTTTTTTGAACGATTACAATATATTTTCTTTATGGATTCAAAAATTAAAGAACTTGAAAATAAAATTCAAGAGTTGACAGAACTTGTTAATTCTCAAAAAGTTTTGATTGAATCTTTACAAAGTAAAAACAAATATTGGTGGTAAATTTTTTTCTTTATAATCATTATAAATGCAAATTTACAAGCTGTTGATTCAAGAAATTAAAGAAAAAATTGACTTGAATGATTTTGAAGGTTGTAAACAATTTTATAATAACTTGGATTTTAATGATTCTACAATACCTTGGGATTATGTATTTCAAAAAGTGTATTTACATGCCTGTTTGAAAAAAAAAACAAATTTCAAGGTGTGGTTTGAGTCAATTTTTTCTCAATTTAATCCAATGCAACAAATTGCAATTCGACAAACTTTTAGTTATGGAAATTATTTGTTTTCAAAGTAAGTAATTAAAAATAAAATTGAATATTTATAGAAATGCCAACTAAATATTTTTTAGGTATTGGAATTAATTATTTAGGAACTGCATCTGAACTAAAAGGATGTATAAATGATGTAATTTCAACAGAGAAATTTTTTAAAAGAAAATTTCCAAATTTACAATCTTCTTTTTTAACTGATCATACAGTTAAAAAACCAACAAAAGAAAACATTCTTGCAGAATTTAAAATGTTATTGATAAAAGCAAAACCTTTAGATACTATTATTTTTCATTATTCCGGTCATGGAACCAATACCAAAGACACAAATAATGATGAAAGTGATGGTCAAGATGAATGTATTGTTCCTGTTGATTTAAATATTATTACTGATGATGAATTAAATAATTTAATTTTAGCCAATTTAAAACCCAATGTCTTTTTATTTTGTCTTTTTGATTCTTGTTTTAGTGGAACCGTCTTGGATCTCAAATATACTTACTTTTCGGCATTACAACCAATCCAACAAAATAATGATAAACCACAACCACGAGGAAAAATTATCATGATTAGTGGATGTCGTGATGATCAAACAAGCGCGGATACATTTATAAATAATAATTTTAGTGGAGCCATGACTTGGGCATTTTTAAATTCTTACTCTATTTCTACAAGTTGGACTAATCTTGTAGAAAATATGAGAATAAAATTGAAAGAAAACTATACTCAAATTCCATTATTATCTTATAATAATAAGAATATTGCGGATCAATTATTTTGATGACAAACTAAAAAATGAAACAAACCTAAATTTTATTTTTTTTTTCTAGTTGATGATTTTAAATTTTTGGAAAGAAAATCCCCAGTTTTGGATAACGGTAGCAAATAAGGAACAAGCGGATCAACAAATTTATGAAAAATTTTATCGATATGATTACAAAATAGAAGATTGGATAGGTCAAGTTATTTATTTGGATCAGTTTCAACGACATTTTCAAAGAATTACATCTCAAATTACAGAAAAATATATTTTTAAATGTCGTCAAGAAGCGATTCAAATTGTACAAAACAATTTGGAAAAAATTTCTAATTTGACTGAGCAAGAATTAGTTTTTATTCTGTTTCCTTTTAAACATTTGAATCAGTTTGATTTTATTTTTAAAACAATTCATGAAAACTGGCTTTCAAAAGACTTTAAAATTATAGATTTTACGTTACTCCATCGATTTTATATAGACACGTGTAAGAAATATTTTACAATTGATCGATTGACAATTGAAAAATCTTTACATGAAACTTTTGAATTTAATACAAGTGAAATTTGTGAATTTTATCCATCTAATTTTTTAGTTGGAAATCAAGAAAAAATTCCAAGTGTCATCAAAAAATTGTTAAAACCATATCAAAACAAATCGGTAGTCGTAAGTTTAAGTGGAGGAGTGGATTCCATGGTTTTGTTACGATTATGTCATCTGCTAGATATAAAAGTTATTGCCCTTCATATCTTGTATAATAATCGTGATACTAGTGACCAAGAGTTTCAATTTTTGGCAAATTACTGCCACGTATTAAATGTAGACTTGTTTTATTATTCAATTCCTTGGCTACGGCGTGATCAAGTGGACCGAAATTTTTATGAAACTTTAACGAGAGACATACGATTTATGGTTTACCGTTTGTTGCGAGACGAAATACCTAATGTTTTTTTAGGTCATATTCAGGATGATGTGGTGGAAAATATTATCACCAACTTGGCAAAAGGACAACATTATCATAATTTGGCAAAATTTAGTTTAGAAGAAATACAACAAGGTGTCAACGTTTGTCGTCCTTTTTTAAGTGTTACCAAACAAGATATTATAGAGATGAGTAGATTATTTGGTGTTCCTTATTTGAAAAATACAACACCAGAATGGAGTAACCGTGGCAAGTTTAGAAATCAATTTTATCCTGAATTAGTTAAACAATATGGCTCACAAGTTGACAAGACATTGATTCAAAGCGCAAAAATATTTGAAGAGCAATCCCATTTATTACAGAAATTTGTATATCAACCAATTTTGGAAACTTTTTGTAATAATACATTGACTATATCTAAAGTTATGATGACTGAATTAACTACACAAGGATGGGTTTATATTTTTGAAAATGTTTGTTATACACATTTCAAAATTCAAAAACCAAGTATATCCTCTGTTCAAACATTTGTAGAAAGAATAAAACGAAATCCAATGGGAGTTGTACAAATGTCAAAATGTTTACGGATTGAAATTAAAGATCAAGTTATTTATTTTAATGTAAAAAAAGACTAATCATCACTAATGTTTAAATTTGCAACCCATTTACGGTCTTTATGATGCTTGGGTTTGAAACGACTACGTAAATGTTTTGGAATTTCAGGTTTTTTTTCTTCAACTAATTCTTCATCATCTGATTTTTGTTTAGTCTCTGAACTTTGTTTAGTCTCTGAACTTTGTTCAGTCTCTGCACTTTCTGTAGAATCGGTGGAATCCTGATTTTCTTCAATAATTTGGTTTTCTAGAATTTCTTCATCATCACAACGACAAAAGATCAAATACTTTTCAATATCAGAACCTTTTTTAATTTTTTTCCACGAACCTCCACCACAATCCTCACACACATAAAAAGGTTGTGGTAATGTTATATTGTCAGGAATTTCTTTAATAAAAAAAGACATTTTTTTTATTTCTATACAGATTTTAGAAATTGTAGTCAATTTTTAATTTCCAATTAATAAATTATGATTTATGATATATGTATTATTGGAGCAGGACAAAGTGGTTTAGTAACATGTAAAACTTTTTCAGAAAAAACACAAAGTATCCTTGTTTTGGAAAAAGATGCCTCCAATGGAATGTTTTCATTCATCAAGGAAAAAAATTTGTTTTATTGGAGCACTTCTAGATTTATGAGTGGATTTAGTGACTTTCCCATGAATAAAAATATTCCAGTTTGGTTTACAATACAACAATACGTGGATTATTTAAATTCTTATAAAAAACATTTTCATTTGGAAAAGTACATCCAATACAATAGTTTCGTCGAACAATGTAGACAAAATAAGAATCAAGAATGGGTTGTAATATATAATACAAATCAACAAATAATTTGTAAAAAGCTGATTGTATGTACTGGATTAAATCAAACACCCAAATATCCAGAAATTATTAAAAATTTTACAGGAGAAATTATTCATACCAAACAGATATATACCGACATGAATAAAAAGGATTGGAAACAAAAATTTTCAAACAAGAAAATATTGTTGCTAGGTGGTGGCGAATCGGCTTTTGATATTGGACATCTTTTAACAAAATATACGAACCAATTATATTATAGTTCCAAGAATTATATTGAATGGTTTTATACTGGGGCTGAAACACCTACAAATGTAGAGCGAGCCAAAAAAATTAAAAATAAATGCTTTCAAGTCCTTGATTTTGAAAAAGGAAATTATCCTACAGATACAATGTTAATATATCCTGAATATTCTTTACCGGAACCCATGTCCAATTTATGGCATAATTATGGTCGACGAATGTTAAAGCCGAATAGAGATTGCGGAAATTGTATTCATAATTATCAAAAGCTGTGTTCCATCAACAAAACTCCAGAAAATTTATTCAAAAAATATGTTGTCAAACGAACCGATTTTGTTTTGGACATGTTTGAAAATAAAGTAAAAGTTATCTTTTATCCCAAAAAAATTGAAAATCAAACCATTTATACCAAAAAGGAAATTATTCCAAATGTTGATATTATTGTATGCGCTTCTGGTTTTAAAAAACTATTTTTATTTTTAGAACCAAAAGTCTATCAAGATGATTTTATCAAAAAAATGATACCATACAATACATCCAACATTGCTTTTATTGGTTTTGCTCGTCCAACTATGGGTAGTATCGCAACGATTGCAGAAATGCAAAGCTGGTGGGTTCAAGATTATTTTAATCATACTTTGAAATACAAAATTCGTAAACCTATTTTTAGAAATATTGATCCTTTAAATTTAAGTAATGACAATATCGATACATTGGTGATTGGATGCTATTATTTGAAAGACCTCGCCAAAGATATGAACATTGAACCAAACATGTTTCGTTTATTTTTTACGGATTTTAAATTATTTGAAACCATTTATACTAATTCTTGTAATATTTTGATTTATAGGATATCCGGTCAAAGATCGTTTCCTAAAGCTAGAAAAATAATAATTGATACTTTTCCAAAATTTAAAGATCGAGACACTACGAGTAAATTATATATTTTACTCCACTTTCTATACCATATTCTTTTCATTCTATTCTGTTTTGCGATTTCCTATTTATTGTATTTTATAATTTACCGGACTGCTTTAGTTACCTCTCATAAAAAAACAAGTATTTTGGTATTTTTCATCATTTCCTTTACATCAATTGCTATTTTTTATACGTTTTTTACATGATGCTTAAAATAATTTCATTCTTTCTAAAACCTGTTTCCATTCATTGGGCAAATTTCCACCATAAATTCTACAAGTTCGTTCAAGATTATTTTCTATAAAATTCCAAACATTTTTAATTTCTTCTCTAGCAGGAGGATTTTTAGGATCTTTTATAAATTTACTAATCAAATCAGTAAAAAGTTGAATAGTTAAATCCGTAATTAAATATAAAGCATTTAATTTCATTCGTCGTTCTTCTCGATATTGTAACAAATTACACCATCTGTTTTCATCAATGTCACCTACCAAATACTGAATTCGAAGACTTTTATTATTTGGAACTCTATTTTGATTTACCAAAGGAAATACAATTTCACGTAAATGAATAATAGTTTGATGAATTTTATACCACCAATTTTTAGTTTGATCTGGATAATGATAATTCAAAAAACTTGAAAATTGTACGGCAGTAGGTAGTTCTTCACAGTTTAATTCTGGTTCTACATCTAAGTTATTGGACGATTTTAACCATTCATAATAATGAGGATTATGTATTACTCCGTCTATTCTTTTTCCTGATGACCAGCTAAATGGAGTAAAACACATTACACACCACATTTGATCACAACCGCTAGATTGAAAAATAGGAACGCCACATTGAGGACAGGGTTTGGATTCTTTTTGAACTGATTGAAAACTTTTTTTATTTTCCTCAAGACATTTATGATCAATTAAATTTATTTCACCACAATCATGACAAACGTTTACATCGCATAGTGGACATGTAAAATTTTCATCCAACATTCCTTTACACTTATCAGCTGGACAAAATCCATGGAATGAAACTTTTTTACATTGTTTAATATAAAGTATATCATCGCTCTCAAATTTTCTAATTTCTTTACGTATTCGTAATTGTTCTTTACGAATTTCTTCTAGTTTAGATTGTAATTGTTTGGGATCTTTAAATTTTTTTCTAATTTTTTTAATCAATGGGAGCTTTGAATATTCTTCACGTAATGCTCTAACCTTTAAAATAATTTTGGCTTCCAACTGGTCAACCAATAAAAGATTCATTTCTTGCTTTACACGTATTCTTGACATATGGGGTAAAAACATTTTTTTAATCCATGGTCTAGGATTTATTGTCATTATATGTTCCATGGAATACAATTTTTTACAAAACATACAATTTGGTTCTGTTTCATTTGCTAATAATCCATTTTGAAAACATTCCAAGCAACAAGATTCATCACAAAATATACAAGTTTCCAGTTTTTGCTTGTTTTCACAACAAATTTGGCAATGCATTTTTTTATTAAACTTTTTATGCTTTGTTTCTAAAAATCATTTTTTAGTAATTAAAAAATCAAATTACAAGTTCAAAATATAGTTTATGGAGCTTTTTTGATTGTATTTTCTTTTATAATTTCAATAATTTTATAACCCTTGGCAATATCTTTCTTGGTTTCACAATTATGAAGCTTATTTCCGTCAAAATGATGACGAATTTCTTTTTTTATTAATTGGTGAACATTTTTAGTGTAGGATTTTTTAATAGTTCGCAAGAGATCTCGATAAAGTTTAATTGCCTTGTTCATTTTAATAAAACTTTGTATACTCTTAATTTGTCTTTTAGAAATTATTTTGACAGCAATAAATAAAATAAAAAAAAAATGTATCTACAATACCAAAAATACTTGTATTCTTATTCCAATACTGATGCAGATAAGGAACATTCGGAACAACTTTTAAAACTTTTTAAACAACAAGTTTATATGCAAAATGACTTTCTTGTGGTAGATTGTCATAATTATAGACATAAGGATATTATATGGTTGCTCGATTTTTTATTTATATATTACAAAGGTAAAATTAAATATATTACAGGAGTTGGAAATAATTCCAAAAAACCCATAATGGATTATTACATTTCTACACTTTGGAAAAACCCAATGTTTAAATTCGTGCGTGATTATTATATTCAAAAAAATAAAGGAGCTACATTAAAGTCTGGTCATGGATATATAATTATATCACATTAAATTCGACTTTTTTTTATAAATCATTGATGGGATGGTATATAAATTATGAAATTGACTTTGAAAACACAATTGAATGGTTGGATGAAAAAACCAAAAAATCTTTGAAAGATTTTGATTGCGAGATAATATATTTACAGAACTGCTGTATTATTTGTTTATATTCACATTAAAATTATTGGCAATTCTTTATACCGTTTCCCATGAAATGGGGAAAGTATGAAGAGAAAAAAAAGATGTTATGGAATGTGAAAAACACACCTGTTTAAGGACTTTTTAAATTTTCAGTGACAAATGGAAAATTGATTTTTACAACCTTTTGATAATTAATTGTAAAAATGAAATTTCAACTTTTTCTTGGCTTGTTTTTATGTCAAACAGTTTATTCTTTTCAAAATCTTGCTCATCTTATTTCTCAATCTGGAAAAGGAATTTTAGCTGCAGATGAATCCATTCCTACAATTGGGAAAAGATTTGAAGCAATTAACATTGAAAATACCGAAAAAAATAGATACAATTATCGTAAACTTTTATTTACCACCCCTGATTTGGAAAAATATATCTCTGGAGTGATTCTACATTCTGAAACTTTGGAAAATAAAGAATTGGTTTCATTTTTAAATGAAAAAGGTATAGTGCCTGGAATTAAACTTGATTTAGGTTTAACAAATTTGGCAGGCACAGAAGAACTGTGGGTAAAAGGTATGGACACTTTGGCAGAAAGAGCCCAAGAATCCTATAAATTAGGAGCCAGATTTGCAAAATGGAGAGCTGTATTTAAAATTACAGGAAAAACTCCATCTAGTTTGGCGATTATTGAAAATTGTTGGTCTCTTGCCCGCTATGCAAAAACTGTTCAAGAAGCAGGGTTAGTTCCAATCGTTGAACCTGAAATTTTAATGGATGGAAATCATGGTATTGAAAAAACTATGCGTATTCAAAGTCGTATTTTAAAAAATGTTTATAAATGTTTATACGAAAACCATGTTGATTTGGAAAAAACTCTTTTAAAACCTTCTTTTAGTTGCCCAGGAATTGATAATACTTGTCAGTTTACAGATATGGAGATTGCTCAAGCTACATTACAAACTTTACAAGATAATGTTCCTCACGAGGTTCCAGGAATTATGTTTTTGTCAGGAGGACTTTCTGAACAAAAAGCTTCACGTATTCTTAATTGTTTGAACAAAAAAAAACCAAGTCATTTATGGAACTTGTCTTTTAGTTTTGGTAGAGCGTTACAAAATTCGTGTCTAGAAACATGGCAAGGTAAATATTCCAACATTGAATTAGCACAGCAAAAATTACTGGAAACTGTAAAATTAAATTCACAAGCTTGTCTAGGTAAATTAGATGCGACTACAAGTCATGAAAAAGAAGCAAGTTTATTTGAAAAAAATTATAGTTATTAATTTTATTCTATTTATAGATTTCCATTTTTAGTTTCTAAATAATGAATTGTTTAGAAAAGCAACCGTGGGAGTATTTTTTTGAAATTAATCAATCTTTATCTTTAAAGGCATTTTATGTAATAGATAGTAGTCAACATTTAATTGTCATGCGAAAAGAACATAGTCCAGATGAAACAAAAGAGTACTTGTCATTGAAACAATGTCATGACCCATTTGCATTACTTTTATTTCCATGGAAACAAGTCAATGGAATGGGAATGATGTCTTTGAAAAAATTTCCTAAAATTACTCAAAAAGTAAACTTTTATACTATTCCAAGTATTCTTGAATTTATGGGAAAAGTTAATTACCCATTCTTGAGAAAAGTTAAAATTACAACAGTAAAACGACAAAAAAGGTTATTATTTGACGAATTGTATCGTAAAGCCTTGTCTCCAAATCGTTTTAAAAAATTCTTGGAAAACGGTGGAAACTATGACGAATGGGTTTAATTTTGTAATAATGACTTGACAATAATTCCTCCATGATAACCTACAGATGCTACTTGATTCAAGGAAGGCATTTGAATAAAGTCATTCAAAACTTTATTTTCTTGATCCATCATGGTTATATTTATTCCTTGTTGCAAGTTGTAGGTTCCAATATCCCAAATCCAACTATTTTCTAAACGTAAATCTACTGAAACGGTTGGAGAAAGGTGTAAAATAACTTTAGAAATAGGTAATCGAGTATTTCTAATGGTAAGAGACCAATAAACTAAATCATCAGTAATAATGTCTCCAACCGTTTGATGGATTGGATCTTGAATATGGCAAGTAGTTGCAGTACAAATAATATATTCAAAAGTTTCACCACTTTTAATAGGACAAGGAACATAGTGCCATTTTACATGGTATGGATTTCCATACATGACCGGTTGAGTAGGACTATAAATATCAAAATCTAAATAATTTAATTTACAAACGGCATCGGTACATTGATCCATAACAATGACTAAAAAGGAATTATTTGGTGAAGCGACATCATTCCACTCAGTAATTTCTTCATTCCATTGATAAAAATTTTCAACAAAAGTTACATTTAAGCAGGCTCCACATAAAAAAGAATTGGATAGTTTCATATTTTCATCGGATAACCCCACTCCAAAAGAGATCCTTGAATCCATAAACATTGGAATGGACTCGGATGTTGATCTTGAAACTGTATCAAAAGATTGTAATCGACAAAAACCTACTTGACCAATAAAAGAATTATACGAACTTTCTTGAAAAGCATATAAAAAAGGTAAAACAAACAGAGGAGTCAATAAATATTTCATTTTTTTGTAAAATTTGTTTCTTTTTAAGCTAATTTTAAAAATAATCCTCCGTGTCAAAGTCGTCTTGTTCACTTTGATCATCAGGTTCTTCATTTTCGGGTTGATATTCTTCAAAGTCTACTTTCCATCGTAAAAGACCACCTACACCAGAAAATCCTTTACAAAACTGAGAACCCTCATGAGAATAATCGGTAATAAATTCTAATTTACAGCCAAAATTTTTATAATTATTAGCAATCCAATCAATAAATGGAATATCTTCTACAAAATCAAATTTAGATTCATCCAATGTTTCTTTTGGTAATAATAAAATTTCATCTTTTGTTTCACGATTCTTTATAATTTTACATTCATCAGGATATTGTTCCCAAACAATCAACGTTTCTACAGCTCCCATTTCCAAGGCTTTCATTGTGTCTTGAATCATAAAACAAGTTTTCCCTGTATCCATTTGAATTTCTGTAAAAAATTGGAGAATCAACTTTTTTTCTTCTACAAATCGAATATTTCCCAAACATTCCATGGACAAGTTAATTGCTTGATTAAATCCTGCTGATCCTCCGTAGGCAACATCGACAATTTGTAATACTTTTTCTTGTAGTCGACCATCAAACAAGTCTGATTTGGAAAGTTCGGTTTTGAAATCAGCAGAACCACCAATAATAATTCCCTTGACATTACATTTGTTATCCGTTATAAAATATTGAGTCGCATATTCCGCTACTTTTCTTAAATAGTTGTGTCGAGCTTCCATACGTAAGCGAGCAAAACGAACTGAACTTTGCCCTCCTCGACCATGTTTCTTTGGTAATTCTACACTAAATTGATACAACGTTTTTCGTGTGTTACCTTGTAAAGTTCCATACAGAGAACCATCTCCATTCATTATGATAAAACCAAAAGAATCTTCATCCTCCAATAATTCTTTTAAACAATCAACATGAAATTTTGAATCACACATGTAAAGAGAAGTATTAATAGGTTTGAAAGGTTCAATATCAATTGTAACACGCTTCTCTTTACCTTCGGTAGTTAAAATGGTTCCACAATACAATAACAATCCATTGGTTGGACATTTATTATAGAGTTTGAGTCGTTGTTGAGTAGATGTAATGGCATCCAAGACCGACAAACGATTAACACGTGATTTAATATTGGTAGCAGTTCCGTATTCTTCTGTTAACATTCTATTCGTTAATGAAATTTGAGAACCAGGAGGTAATACAAGACTAATCATACTAGTACCCGCTCCACGAGCATCCCTTAACCTTTGAACTAGTTTTTTCATTTTCCAAATTTCCACATAATTATCCATAATTTTTCTATTATGGATAATATTTTAAATCAAAAAGATTCATTTTTTGGTCATTTTTACATGTATGTTAATCCAAGATCCAATAACTTTCATTTGCCTCTCTGTTTTTCCTATTTACAGAAAAAGATACTGCGTTAAAACCGATATTTCAACCACCATTTTTTTTTTCGATGATATTGAAAATATTTTAAAACCCCTAGAGCGGTTGGTCTTTTTAAAGGATTATGGCTTAAACAATCTAGAATGATTTTTTTAATAAAAGGTAATGATTTTTCAATACGAGGTCGATAATGTTTACTTAAGATTCCAATAAATTCTTCTCGATTTTCACAAAAATGAAAAATTTTTCTACCTTCAAAAATTTCATACATGACCGAACCAAAACTATAAATATCTACACTTGCTGAATAATGTGTAATTTTTTGCTTGACGACAAGTTCAGGAGCCATATAATATAGAGTTCCCACATTAGAAGTAGCATGAATATCTTGAATATATTGCAAATTTTCTTGACTTTTTTGTATAATATCTGTCTCTAATATTTTACAAATTCCAAAATCTGCAATTTTAATTTGAAGATCTTTAGTTACTAAAAAATTTGTAGGTTTTATATCTCGATGAATTATAAAACTAGGTTTTCTGGCATGTAAATACGCCAAACCTTTTGCAATATCCATCATGAATAAAAGCTTTCTATCCCAACTTGTCCATGGATGTTTTTTTAAATACATGGACAATGAACCTTTTGGTAAATATTCCATCACAATTGAAAAAGGTTTTTGAATGATACCCAAGAGCTGTATAATATTAGGATGATGAAGTTTGGTCATGGCTTTGAATTCATTTTCTACTAATTTTTTCTTGTTTTCATCTAGGTGAGTAAATCGTTTAATCGCTACAGTTAATCCTCTCCACTCTCCTTTATAAACAATTCCAAATTGGCCTTTTCCCAAAATATCTTTAGTGTCTATAAAAACTTCGGATTCATTTATAATCCATTCTTTGATTGATTCCATTATAAAGTTTATACAATAAAATTTTTTATTTTTTCAACTTTTGATTGGTCAAAAAAATAAAAAAAAAGCATAAAAGAAACTAATGAATCTTGATCAATTATTACCCGAATATCCGTCAATCGATTCTCCCTCGTTTTATATGGATATTTATAAAAAACGAGAATTCTACGATTTACGAAATCCAGATCTTTATTTTGATGGATTTTATAGTCATCAATGGATGATTGCTCGTTTTATATCTAATTGGACTTTATATGAATCATTAATTGTTTTACATGATACAGGAACAGGTAAAAGCGGTGTAGCTGCTGCAACTTTTACAGGATTGAAAAAATATAATCCTGGACTACAAACATTATATGTTTCCAATAATGATACCTTATTGAACAATTTTAAAGAAGAAATATTTATGCTTTCTCCATTATTATATGATCCAGAATTAAAAGATAATTCAGAGTCAGTGGATGAATACACAAGAAAAAGAAATGCAATTTTAAGCAAAGCAGGATTTTCATTTAAAACTTATTATAAACTTTCTCAAGAATTGAGAAAAGGAGATTTAAAGAATGAATGGAATCGTCAATTTATAATCATGGATGAAATTCATCATTTGGTAAGCCATGATGTGGAAATTCCTCCCAAAGAAAGAAAAATGAAAAAAGATTTAATACGAGGGGAAATGGAAGTGTCGACACCTTATGATGATATATTAAAATTTATTCATAGTTTAGATTTTAAAAAAATGTTACTCATGACTGCTACTGCCATGAGAGATTCCCCCTCGGAAATTGCACCACTTATAAATCTAGTCTTACGACCAAGTCAGCAAATTCCTATTGGAAAAAAATTTATTAATTACTTTTTTGAGAAATTAGAAATATGTTCCAAAGTTCATCTATTAGGATGGAAAGAGGGGAAAGAACAAGAATTTCTTGAAAAGATTAAAGGATTTGTTTCGGTTGTGAAACAAAGAGTAGATATTCCAATTACCTATGTTGGTAAAATTTATCCGCCAATGAAATACTTTAAGCTTTTTGCTACAGTCATGAAAAATGAACAAATGTTAGGTTATCGAAATGCATTTAAACTGGATACTTCTACTGCAATTGTAGGCAAAAAGTCTTCTTTTTATAGTAATTCTCAGCAAGCAAGCTTGTTTGTATTTCCAGATGGAAGTTTTGGAATTTTACCAAAAGACAGAAATCCGTTTATGAACAAGAAATATTTCAACAAGAAATTTATTCAAGCTACAGGACTCTTACCTTTTGAAAAAAATATTTCAGTGGACAAATTAACTCCTCAGCATATTGATACTTTAGAACATAATTTGAACATTGTACGACTTTACAGTTCAACCTATTATCAAATTATAAAACAAATTATAAGAAATCGTAAAAAGCAAATTTATGTGTATTGTGATAAAATTAATGGAAGTGGAATATTAATCTGTATACAACTTTTAGTTCAATTCTTTGGTTATTCTCAATTCTCGAGTCCTCAAAAATTTAGTAATATAGAACCGACTCCTAGAGTTATTTTTCTTCATTATACTCCAAATCAAACAACCAAAGCTAATATTCCTAGTTTAATACGACAATTTAACAATCCTGAAAATAAAGAAGGTAAATACATTCAAGTTATTTTTGGAACTGATATGACAAAAGAAGGGATTTCACTGAAAAGAATTGAGCAAATTCATATATGTTCTAGTGATTGGAATTTTGGAAAACTTTGGCAAGCAAAAGGACGTGGAATTCGTTTACGAAGTCATTTAGGAATGCCTCCTGATACCAAGGTGGATATTTTTTTCCATTGTGCAATACCCAAAGCTATGCCTGAATTACCTGAAATTCAAATGGATATTGTTGAAACTCAGAAAATCCAACAAAAACAACAGCAACAAATACAACAGCAACAACAACAAATAAACCAACACCAACAGCAACAACAACAACAAATACAGCTTCAACAGTTACAACAAAAGCAAAAACAGCAACAACAACAATCTCAAGGACAACAACAAGTTCTTGCGGTTTATTATGTAAAAAAGGGTTTTCAGCAGCAACAAAATTTTGCTATTGAACAACTTAAACAATCAATTGATTTTTTTCGTTATTACTTGTCAGAGTGTAAAGACATCAATATAAGTAATATTGAATATGCTTTGTTAACTTCTTCTGTAGATTGTCAAATACAAAAAAATCAAAATTCTAGAGCCAATTTGGTTGATTTTTCTCCAGAATGTAATTACAGAGCATGTAATTATACTTGTTCTGGTTTTGACTCACAAGTCGTAATTCCAGATAAAATTGATAATAGTACTTATGATTTGTATTATGTAGAGCAATTCAAAAAGGAAACCATCATGTTTATTATTGAATTGTTTCAACATAAAACTACATATTTAGTTGAAGAAATTATTCGTTTAGGGATAGAACAAAAGCAATATACAGAAAGACAAATTCTGGATGCAATTTTTACAATGATTGACTTACCTATTCCTATACCTTATTTTGACGGTAGAGAATTATATTTAAACCAAATGAATGATGTATTATTTACTAGTGATGAGAGAATGCAAAGAGATTCTAATGATAAAAATCAATTGTGGGCTGCAAGTTATTCCAATACACCAGTGTTTGATATATTTTCTTCTTTTGATGATATTTTGGAAAATTTTAAAGAAAATTATTTGGGGAAAACTTGTACACGACTCAAAACTTTATTTGAAGAGGCAAATATAAAAGATGCAAAAATTATGATTAAATTATTCTCAGAATCAACATTGTTATTATTTATTAAAGAATTGGTTACCCATCCTAATCCTAATAATTTTATCCAGTGGTTAATAGAAATGGTTTTATCTCCTTCTTTATATTTAGATTCTTCAGGAAAATGGTTATATAAGAAATCAAAAACGAATATTTTGGAATTAGACCAAGGAGAATGGAAAAAATTTACTGGACAGCAACAAAAAGTGCCAACAGACGCTACTACTCAGGATCACGATAATCCTTTATTTTTGGATAAATATCCTAATATTCGTGGTAAAAAAGCTTATGGATTTATGGAAGGTAAATTTAAAATTAAAGATATTTCCAAAGAATTTAAAGATAATAAAGAAAAACGAACAGGAAAAGTTTGTACTTACTACTATTTGGATGAGCTATATAGTTATGTATATGATTTACAACCAACTTTACCGACTGATGAAGATTTGGAAAATGATGCAGAATTGATTGCTTATAGAGATAAAATACAAAACATGTCGGTTGCCGATATAAATAAATATATTAAAGGTGGAGTATCTGTGGATGATTTTAAGAAAAATATAGGTAAAGAAGAATTATCTATAGATGATAAACGATTTATAGCGTTTTTCAAAGATAAATTTAATAATAGACCTAAAATTTGTAATTTTATTCAGCGTATTTTTGCTTCCAAAGGACTAATTACGAAACCTCCAATTATTAAAAAGATACAAAAACTAGCTTATAAAGCACCAGGAAAACCGGGACGAAAGCCTAAAAATTTGTTTTTGTCCCAACCAAAAAAAGTACAACAACACAACAAACCAACACAACAACAACAAAAAGACGACCTTTTTGATGATTTAGATTTGGTTTAAACATTTCAATACTTTATAAAATGAATATTGAAATTCTCGATCCATTAAATAAAATTTCCAAGTCTCAAAAACAAAAGATTAAAACAATGTACAAGGATGAAAAATCGGTCACAGAAATTTTAACCAAAGTTCATTATACAGAGGAAAATTTCAAGTATGACCATTTAGAAGAAGAAAAAGTTTCTGAAAATTATATTAAACTAAAGTTTATTGTTGGTGACCGTAGTGAACCTAAAGACCATGTCAGTGAGCGTGAACAATTAAGACAAAAATTAAAAAGTAAACTTCAAAATCGATCTACTATAAGAACGGCCACTTATAAAAATGATGCATGGAAAATGTATTATCAAGTTATAAATCATCCTACAATTAAAAGTTTACCTGATGAAACCATTAAAAAGGCAATTCCTAATCCAGATGACGTAAAGAAAAATGCAGATGCATATCGAATGATGAATGCTGTAAATCCTAATCCAATGTTGAAAGAATACTTTGAGGAATGTCTAAAAAATTAGCCTAAAAATTTTCAAGTATTAGGTTATAATTGAGTAATAAACGGAATTAAATACTCGGTGTCTTCTTTTTCTTCCTGTTTCTTGTAAAGCAAGTAAGGATCGAGTCCACTTTCTTTAATTTGTTGACGGACACTTTTACGTGATTCAATAAATTTGTTAATATCGATGGATGGATTTACTAAAATCCATCGTCCAAGAGGCTTGGGATATGTTTTTTGAAAAATTCTAAAAAAAGACATTTTTAGAATTATAATTTAATTATTTTTATTCATCAATTCTTATTACGCTTAATTGTATTTTCAAGTAAGATTTCTTTTTTTATCTAAATTTGTTTAATCTTAAAAATTGAATTTAAAAATGTTTATTCACACATTTTTAAAAAATGTTTAATTTTTTCTTGTTTTTCGTTCTTTTACAAATTCCTCAAAGTATTGCCTTTATGTCTTCTATAAATTATAGACCTAATACTGTAAAATTTAGCCGTTTTGGAGAAAAAGTTTATTTAGATTATATTTGTGGTCTTGGTGATAGCACTAAAGATATGGAATGTCAAATTCCAAGAACTGGAGATCATCTTATTGTTGGAATGGATCCTAATCCTATACATATAAAATTGGCTCAACAAAAATATCCTGATTTACATTTTATTCATGGTAATTTACCTGGAATGCGTTTACCCAAAAATCAATTTGACATGATTCAAATGAAAAGAGCTTTCTTGACAATAAAAAATAAAGAACAACATATAAAGGAAATTTACAAAGTGTTGAAACCAAACGGTGTCTTACTTGTAGTCGATTATTCTTTAGATCATCCTTACATTCAAGAATTGAAATCGGTAGAAATACCGTTAACTCAAGACATTATAAATTATCATCCTATGGCTCATCATCAACTTTTACAACACGTATTTGATGATTGGAGCGATTCTTGGGAACACGAAGGTTTATGTTATAATAGTTATGTAAAATATTAAAATAATAATTTATTGTTAATACATAGAGATCTTAAAAATGATTGATATATCAAGACTAATTACTGAAACTGATCCACGTTTGGGTCCCTATGATTATAAATATCCTAGAGTCGTTATTACCGGAGGATTTCCTTTAGACTATGCTCCTCCCAAAATAAATACTTTGAATGACTTGAAATATTCATTTTATTACGGTGGTGGTAGACCAAGAGTTAGTTCTACTCCATTGAGCGTTTTTAGTGCTTACAACAGATTTCCATACGTCGACCAAGGTTCTCTACAAACAAGTAGAATCTAGTGTGGAAATAGCACTTTTAATAATCTTCAAATTTTCTTTAGAAAGCAAGGTCATTTGTTCATGACCATATAATGGTATCATTTTACAATTACTATTGGAACGTAGCTTGAAATAAAGTTGAACCGAATCTACAAAAGGAGCCAATCTATTATTTTTAGAATGAAATAATAATATAGGTAAATTTGTATTTTTGTAATTTTCACTCGACTCGAATTTATTGGACTGTATAAACATTTGAAATACAAAAGGAACTCTATGTAATACAATTGTATTCATGGAAGCAAAACCATTTATTTGAATAATCCAATGAGGTAGTATAAATTTTTGTCTTTTACATTGTGCGTATAGCTCAGACTGAATAACAGCTCCATATTCAATTCCTACAAATCCTATTTTTTGCCATTTTTGATATCTTATAATATTAGTATAAACTTGATATATTTCTTCCATGACACTTTTTGGTGTTACAGGAACATGCGAGGAAATACCTACACCGGGAGTTTCTATATAAATAATATCATAATTTGGAAATATTTTTTCCAACTGGATTACATTTTTTTCTTGACTTTCAAAAGATTCCAAACCACGAAAACAAATAATTACATGGTCATTTTTTTCTTTGGAAGAATACCAAAATCCTCCTATACCATTATCAAAATAAACAAGCTGTAAATGATTGGAAACATGCTTTGGTAATTTTATTTTTTTAGAGGAATTGCAAATTCCGTTTATTATTATAATAAATATAATGACGAACCAAAATAATCTCATTTTTTTATAATCTAAAGGTTTTTAAATTATTTTTTAGTCTTTTCACTCTTTGATTTAAAAATTTAATCATTAAAATGGCATCTAATTTTATTTTGTTGTGTAAATTCATCACCATATTGTCTTCAGGCAGTAAATATCCGCATTCATAGGGATACATCCAGTTGATGAATAGTTGATCTACATGATCATGATGAATAGACGGATTACAATTTTCAAATTTTGGAAAATTGGATAAAAGATCAGGATTTACTATAATATTTGTCAATTTAATAGTGGATTGCCACTGAGGATGCATAATTAATTCACCATACATTGTATGATCAATTCTAAATAAATTAAGAATAAATTGAAAGTCCAGTTTTGAATTTCGATAATAAAAAGAATTTCCAACCAATTTTTTTAGCATTTCTACTTTTTTTGGTAAAGAATAATAGGAAATCATAATTTTTGCATGACCATTTTTATTTCTTGGTTGTGTTATACATTTTGATAAACTGGTTTCAAAATATTTTCCAAAACCTTTACGTTCGGATAAAGTCAAAAACTTGGCAATAT